CTCCATAATAAATCTAAATGAATTATTATCAAAAAACTTAGCTTCAATTACATCAATAATCGTTTCTCCGTACTTCTTATCCTCAATTATTGCCTTTATTAGTGATTGTTGAAATGTAAATCCCAAATACCCAAAATTCCTTTCTTCCATGTTATGTTTTATTATATATTAAAAATTATAGTTCGTAATGTAGATATGTTGTTTCCAATTCTTCAGATGATAAAATGTCAGTTAAGTCTGACAAAATACGCTTAAGTTTTGGACGAATATCAACCGTATACCTAACCTTTGGATGGTAATAATATGCGGGGAATATCCTTTGAATAAATACATCGTCATTCAACTTAATGACTAATAAAAAATGTTCTCTGTCCTTCTCCGGAGCATCTTCCACATAGTCCGAAGATAGGAAATAATTTTGATTTTCACACAAATAATCGGAACTTTTTATTTTTAAATCCTCCGCAATATCTTCACAAATATTTCTTATATAATAATGTAAATCCATAGAACGGCGGGATTGTTCTACATGATCCTTAACATTGAAGAATCGTTGACAGATTATGTTTCCTTCTAATGTTAAAAGAAACTCAAATTTTGTGATGTCAAGTTGTTGGTTACTCATAGATTTTTACTTTAATTGTTTTTTTTTTATTTTTTTCTTTTGTTGTTAATCGAAGAAATGGGTTTATAAATTTAATCCACGAATCGTCAGATTTTGATAATAGATTGAATATTCCATCGTCCCTCATCATTCTCATAGCATTTTTATATGACCTACCTTCTTGGTCTAAATTTTCATTTATTAGTAAATTTATATTTTCTTTAGCCTCATCAGTTAAAAAAGGTTCTTCCAAACTTACGATACGATTGTTAATATCGAAAAATTCCTCACCTAATACTCCGTGTTTGGTAACACCTGTTAGTAAATTTGCAATAAGTTTGTTGTGTTTGTCTTGTTGAAAGATTTCCTCACATTTGTTTTTAACTCGTTCAACAGAAATTTGTTGTGTTTTTAGTTCAGGGAAAACTGATAAAAATCTTTTTACTCCCATTCCTCTTATACCGGCAATGTTGTCTGAAGAATCACCACACATCATCTTAACCAATTTAACATTTTCGATTAAAATTTCTTCATGGTTGTATAGAATAGTATCGTTTTTTTTGTAAAGTTTTCCGTGTGAGGGATTGTAAATTTGTGTGGTTTCTGAAACGAGTTGAGTTAAATCTCCGTCTGAAGAATAAATTATTTTATTTTCGTCAGGTGAATTTTGAGTATAGTAAGCGATGTTGTCATCAGTCTCACAATACTCATATTCTCCCTGTCTTACAAATAACTCCTCGAGATATTGTTTTACTCTATCTCTTTGGTAGTTATAGGAATTTAATTCTTCTTCACTTCTAATTCTTTGTCTTCTATTTTCCTTGTAATGGATATAGATTTTCTTTCTGGTTTGTGAACCTTCCAATCCATCCCAAAATACCACTATTTTATCTAAATGATATGTTTCAAATGATTTTCTAAGAGTATTGAGAAAATGATAAATTCCTCCAATATGTGCTCCTTTATGAAAGGCGTTCTTAACACCATAAAAACCAATCGTGAGTAAATTGTCTCCATCAACAAGTAATACCGACATTTAAAATTAATTATAGATCACTCTCTTCTGTTACAACTTCTACGTCCGTAATGTCTGTAACATTAACACCTAACATCTTACTGATGTAATCACCACTTTCTTTTTTGTACTCTTCAAGAGATTTTTTTTCTTCTCCTTCCTCTCGTCCAGCCATAAATCCGTGTGATGTAACCAAGATACGTCCGTCTTCATATCCTAAACCATTGATGTGGTTTTTCATGATAGAGATTTTTGTTCTTGTTGCTATTTTTACTTTTCTCTTATCTTTAGTGATAGAGATTTTAGTCGTTCCTGCACCTTTTTGATTACCAAATAAGAATACGATACTTGAGTTTAACCAAATGGCTTCACCACCTTTTGCTTTAATCTTCGGTTGTCCGAAAGGATTATCAGGTAATTCTACCCAAGGTTGGTTAACAATGATTAATGTGTTCGTATAAGACTTATCTGTTCTTCTTGAACCTGAGATACGTTGGTTGATACCCATTCCAATTTTGTCAGCTAAAACTGATGCATTGTGTTGTTTACCACCTTTACCATCGTAAGTCATTTTACATGGAACCGAACCTACTGAATCCCATAAGATTAATAAATCGTGAGGTAAATCTCCTTTCTCTTGTGCATCTAATAATTCATTGATATAATCTGTGATTTGTTCAATGTACTCAAAATCACTGTTGAAAAGATAATCTCCTCCTTTATCGAATCCCATTAATTCAGCATGGTCCCAACTCCATTTTTGTTCTGTGATAATAAACACGGGAACAATACCTTTCTTTTGAGCATCTACCGCTGACTTTACAAGTGCGGTTGTTTTACCTGTATCACTATGTCCTAACAACATATTGATGTGACCCATTGCGGGGCCAGGTATACCTGTAGCGTCTAAGAAGGCACTACCCAAATCGAAAAAACGGTCTGGTTTATATTCTGCCTCTTTTGAGAATTTCTTCTTAATAGAAGAAAAATCTGTTTTTTTAATTCCTGCCATGTTTTTGTTTTTTAAAGGATGTTCCCGACAACAATGTCGGGAACATCATAAATTAATTAGAATGGTAAATCTCCATCAACATCATCTTCTTCTTGTGGGTCAACCACAGGAGTAGAAGTTTTTGGTGATGCAATTACCTCATCACTTGTAGATGATGAAACGTATCTTTTTTGGTCTGAATCCCAACGTGGGGCTTCACCTCTTGCAACTAACTCTAAGTAGTCTTCACCCTTCTTAGCATATACATCTGACCAAGTTAATTCATCCTCTAACCATGTTTTTGCAACATCTGCATCCGTGTGTAAAACACCTGAATCTTCAGGGATGATTGAATTAATTGTTGTGTATTCCTTACCGTTACCTGATTTAGTTAATGCCAAAGAAAGAATCAAATCACGTCCTGTTTCTGCATTAGTGATATCTCCTTTGTTACGGAAAATTGGGAATACTTTATCCATAATACCATCACCTTTGTGGTTATGTTTAAATCTCCAAAATTTAACTCCGTCATTTTCATGGTCACGGTCAATAACCTTTACAATGTAAAATTTACGAGAACGGTATGTACGTGCTAATTCTTTATCAGAATCAACACCAGTCATCATTAAACCTTCATAAACCTCGTTTAATGGTGAACGCTTACCTTCTTGTTTAGGGTCGAATAATTTAACCCATTTTCCATCCACTTGAACTTCGTGGAAATAAGCCTCTACAAATGGTGAACTACCATCTTTTGTAGGTAAAATACGAATACGTCTTTCTTCACCTTTAGAACCCTTAGGTAATACGGTTGTGAAATACTTCTTCATTCTATCCTCTTGGGATACCTTGTTTGCATTGCCACTTGTGGCGTTGTTCTTGTTTTTCTCGTACTGTGCTAGTACTGCGTCAAATGTAGACATAATTGTTAAAATTTAAGTTTTTAAAACGTTATAGTAAAATATACATAAAAAAACCCAGACTTGGAAATCTGGGTTAAATTATTTTTAAAGTTTTTTTTAAGGTTGAATTACCAAGAAATCACATATCTTGGATAGGTTCCCATAGTGTCATATGTGGTATCCACCGTAAAACCATAAGATTTTAATGTGGTAATCATTTGTGGGTTTACTCTTGCTCCATCCACCGTTATAGAGTATAAACCTTGAGCAGTTGCTCCAGTTACTAAACTATCTATGTAAGATAATGAACTTGTTGCTGTGTTTGATGCAATTCTTGCCGCTGAACCTGATATCATTTAATTTGGTTTTTTTAATAATTTTATTATTCTAATGTTAAAAGATAAGATAATTTATTCAATTCTCCTAAGATTTCGTCACGAATATTTAATAAATCGGTATCTGACGAGTCTAATTGCTCACTCATTTGAACCAACGCATCTCTTACTGTTGAAATCATACCCTTCATATCTAATTCAGATAAGTTACTTAATTGAATTGTTTTTGTTTCCTCATCTAATGTAAATCTACCATATTTTCCCATTGCGGACTCAATAAATGTGTCGATTAAATCACTTAATGAATCATAAAATCCACCAAATGCGTTGTGTCTAGCATAACCTTTGGTTTGCCAATGATTAATCTTCATTTGTGTTTGTAATCCCAATAAAAAGTTTACGTTAGAACTTATATTCATCTTCTTGTTGTTCTGGATTAAATGAGGTTTTTATAGTATCTGTTGGATAATTATCAACTTCATTTTTGGTTAATACATATTCATTTTTACCACTTACTTGCATTTCACCTTGTTTATGTGCGAAAAATTCTTGTGGTTTTTCATTAAACGGATATGAATCCAATGAACGCATTTCAAGTTTCTCAACTCCCGTTTTTGGTTTTGACGCTTCAACTTTAGCACCCAATTCGTCAATTTTAGCCATAACTTGGTCCATTTGAGATAATTTAGATTCTAAATCACTTAATTTGGTAAACACATCATCCATCTTTCCGATAACATCTCCATTTTCGTTTTTACTATCCTCAACATCTTTTTTAAGACTTTTAGTCATATTAACTAAATCTGTAATATCAATCTCTTCTGTTGTATCGGTTTCAGCCGGTACATCAGCAGGTGCAGCTGCAGGGTCAATAGGTGCCGCGGGGTCAACTGGTGGTGCCACTGCATCTAATGCTGGGTCAGCTGGTGGTGCCACCGCATCTAATGCTGGGTCAGCTGGAGGAGCATCTTGCTCCATTATCATCGTTTTACCATATTTGTTAATGGCTTTGTAACGATTTAATTCTTCTTGTAGTTTTTGTTCTAACATGGCTTAATCTTGTAATAATTGTCTTCCGTCGTTTGTAACGTATTTTTTATTTATTCTTTCAACAATTCCGTCTTTTTCTCTGATTGTGTAACATTCTCCCGTTACCATATCACATTCTTCTCTTTCCATTCCGTCATTAGAAACCTTTCTAACTTTTTTTGGATTTAAGAATTGATCTACTGCATTAATTTTATTATTTTCCATAATATTCTTTTATATTGTATAAATATCCCAAATTTGTTAATATTCTTATGTCATTGTGAAATAAACAACATCTCCATCATATAATCCCAATTTGGTCATTAATGATTGTGATAATGCGATTCCATATCCATCGAGATTTGGTCCAACATTTATTGGTCCTGTTATATTATCCTTTGTGATGGGGTTACTTCCATTTGGTGTTATTGTTATTTTTTTATTTGTTTTGGGGTTAAGAAAATGAGTGGTTGCTCCGGCATGTGTTATATTAACTCCTTGTGTTTTATTAACTGTTCCAATAATAATATCCGCAGATGCAACACTCAAATCAAATCTTAATGAATAAAAGTCTTTTTCTTTGTTAATATCCCCCCAAGTTAAATAACTAACATATTCTCCATTATTATTCATCGTCGTACCCTGTATGGTTTTTGATTTTAGTCGAGACAATAAATTCATTTGAATTGCATCTTCAGGTTTATATGTTTTACCTCCCATCCCAACAGCAATTGCTCTAAAGTATTCATTCTTGTTATATGTTACTTTTTGGATGTATTTCTCACCATTATATCCGTTATATCTAACACCAAATACATTGACCCCCGTTTCTTTTGTTAATTGTTCTCCTTTAATTTCTTGTTCCTTACCCCCCATATCAATAGTAAATGTACCTTGGTCAGTACTAATTGATTTTTCATTTTTAGTCGAACCTGTTATGTTTAAACTATCTTGTTTAACTCGAGCAACCGCACTTTTGGTAATTCTATCGAATAACGCCCTATAACTTGCCATGAATGAATCTTTAGGGTCTGGTAATGAAGCATATGGTATTCTTGTACCCTTAAACGAAGTTGTTATGTTGTTGTTATTGATTTTATGTGATACCTCTGTAATCCAATATGAACCTTTGAACATTGGTATGTTTTTCAAATAAAAATACATTGTTGGTTGTATCATTACATTACCTAAACACGTAACATCACAAGTATATGACGCTTGTCTGTATATGTCAAATAATCCAATATCTACTTGGTGTGCTCCCGATCCTGATTCGGACCTACCTAAATTTTCTTGAGCAATAAATGATTCCGTAGTATTTCTTATTGAACTTTGGTCTAAACTAACCCCTTTGAAAATACTTTGGTTTTGGTCTCCAAAATTAACTTCAAACGCAACCACCTTATTTGATTTTGATAAATCAGCATTGCTGAATATATCAGGTATGGTTATGACTAAAGGATTTTTATTTGCATTACCAACATTAAAACTGTCGTCATTAAAATTGTATTTTTTACTAACATCAGCCATTTCCAAATGTTTGGAAGTTGGTCCCGTATATTGTAAAATCATCTTTGGAGACGATTCTTGATAATCTACCTCTAAAAACGTACCAAATAAATTTTGAGCCACCTTTTTAGATGGTGTTAATTTAGATTTGGTTGTTAAATTTGTTCCATAAAAATTTACATATGCTGGTAAACCTCTCATATCAAATCCAGTACCATTTATCAACATACCAATAAGACCGTATAGGTTTTGTTTGTCGTTTTCCGGTTCTTCTAACGGTATTAGTTTTTCTAAACTAAAATACGCTTTATCTCCAATATCTCTATTTGCTTTATCTAAAAATAAAAATTCCTCTAATAACAATCTTTGTCCTATAGAATTACCTGCAATCCATTTATCATTAAATGATTTAAAATAATTATATTGTTCAAGTTTCATGGGACTGTCATTGTACCCATTTAAAATTGTTTGTTGTATTGTTTTTGTTTCACTCTTAAGACCAACAAGTTTAGATATAATAGTATTCAAATATAAATCTTGTCTATTTTGAATTCCGTTATGGAATATAGTGTTATATGAAAGTATGTTACTAATTAGATATTGTTGGAATGCTCCTTTTGTATTTGTACCTCCATTTTTTCTATAACCCGCATAGATGTAAACTAAAGGTCTAAAAATTCTAAAATATTCTTCAGTAAATTCTACATTATTAGTACTGAAAAATTCCACATAATAATTTGTCGGTGTTCCCGTATATGGTTCTGTACCAATTATTAATTTTAAATCCTTTTGATTTGTTGTGTCTCCTGTTTGTACAATATCAAAATTATTATATGAGAAACTTTTTACGCTTCCACTTTCCGCAAATCCATTCCAAGTGTATAAATCAATTTCTTTCGGGTTACCAATAGTTATCTTTATTAAATTAGAATCAGATAAAATATCTTTTGTTATTGTTTTTAAATTTTCTAATTGTTGTTCTCTTAAAGTTTTTATTAACAAATTTGTGTTTGTTGGGTCGCTATCTTTCTTTTTAACCGTTACAATAGATTTTAATAAATTTTGAAAGTTATCCTGTTTTACGGATTTAAATTTTTTGTATGGGGTTTCCTCGATAACTCTTTCAGTTGCAAAGTCTAAAAAGTATTCCTCAAATTTATCTAAAATATCAGGACTAAAAGTTGCAATTAAATCATTAACCTTTTTAAATTTAATAGAACT